GGGCACGATTACTGCAACAGGTGCCCTGACTGCCGGTAGTGTTAGTACCGGGGGCACGATTACTGCAACAGGTGCCCTGACTGCCGGTAGTGTTAGTACATCGGGTACTGTAACAGCAGCATCATTTAATGCGACGTCAGATTATAGAATAAAATATGGTGTCGCGGACCTGGACGAAAGTTTTGTGATCGATGGTGTACGCCCGGTAGAATATTATGTGAATGATAGACAGGAAAAGAATTTCGGTGTGATCGCCGACGAACTACAACAAATCTATCCGTGCCTGGTGACAGGAGAGAAAGATGGAGAACAATTACAGTCGGTGAATTATATTGGTATTATTCCGTTGTTAATAAACGAAATTAAAAACCTTAAAAAAGCTGTCAAGGCGCTCCAAGAGAGCCTGGAAGAGCGGGGCGTTTTCTCCGCGTAGAGCGATAATGAGATTTACTAGACGTGGATCGATTCACCAAAATTCGTACCTTTTTGGTAGAAGATTTGGTTGATGTCGACGATTTAAGGATGGATTTCAGAGTAGTTCGGTGATGAGGATGTAGATCAAACTCTTGAAAGATGAAATAAAGTTGGTTGATTTTATTGAAAATAAACATACACTTCTCAATGCGAATATCATTGAATATAGGTAGAACCGACAATTGGTTCTCGCTACTTTTCAAGAAGAGTTGGATATCGTCATGGTCAACATCCACGATAAAGGATAAAATATCGACCAGTTTGTATCGCGACGTGGGGGTAACCACCTTGTGTTGTTGTATTATTTTGAGAACGGTCTCTTTGGATAAGAGAGAACCTGTGTCACCATCGACGACCAAATCAACCTTTTCAAAGGAGACGTTTTCGATGTAGTTGTATTTATTGATGTAGACAAAATTCGATCCAATTGTTTTCAACGGTGTCCTTTCCCGATTGTTCGAAATATTATGGAGCCGTTCGGTGTCATGTATCCAAGAGATTGATTCTAAATCGTCACTCTCATTACCACTACCCTCTTCGATAATCTCTTTTTCTAAAAGGTCAGGTGTGTGGTCGTCGTAGATATCATCATAAATGTTTTCAACAAAGAGGGTCATGGGTTTATACTTTTTGCACAAGTAAAAAGTATAAAATAAACTAAGCGCGAATATAAAATGCGTCTCCCCATCGGCATTCGCCTGCCCATTTAGTTTGGACACGCTTCAGTCCAAATTTATCTAAATAGGCATCCATCTCGTCGATTAAGGCACAATTTTCATAAACATAATCCGAGTTGACTTCGGTATATAAATAGTCAACATTCGGCAAATAATTCTCCATACCTTTCAATGCCCGTAGTTCGGTGCCTTGGATATCAAAGTTCAAAAAGTTGAAACTGATGTCGTAATTACAAATAATATCTTTCAACAGCTTGGTTTCGGCCTGGAATGAATCGACATACCATACCGTGGGGTGAAATTGTTTATGGAGATGCATGTTCAAGAAGGACGATGACTGGCCATTGTTCGAGCGATTAAACGTGACAAAGGCTTGACTGTCTGAAACAACAGCTTGCTCAATAAGTATGCCGGGGTAACGCTGCTTAGACAATAACACCTTGTCCTCTAAAGCCTCGACCCATAAGATTTTATCGCGTGAAATATACTTTTCGTAGTTAGCCAATTCTTCGCATTCGTGAGCCCCCACATGTAAAATACCTTTGAACTTGACATTATACATAGCCACCAATGCATCCAAAGGAATAAGCATCGATCCGATCTCAATAATAACTTATCATATAGGGGTTTTTCTATATCGAAATCCGAATAAATAAACTTTCATAGTCTATATCGTTACCGAGTGATCAGATCCGAATCGATTCAAATGCCCCCAGAGTACGCATTGTAAAAAAAGAAAAATTGAAAAGTAAGAGTCAATGGTATAGATCAATACTATTGAGTATCAAAAACGTTCCCAAAAATGAATCTGTGCATACCGAGGATGGAGTGTTCGATAACGAAAGATTACATATACAATAAACTATGTAATCTTAATGCTGGAAAGATAGAAAAAATAGTGGAAATACCGCTGAAAAATGACTCGACACACAAACGTATACTTTTTCGAATTCTATTGAACAATGGCGACCCTGCAAATACTATCAAGGAGATTCTTAGTGAGAGAGGGAACATAAATTATGTGTACGAGCCACCCTGGTTCTGGCGAATCGTACCTACGAGTCAGAGAATATGAAGTTAAAATACTTGTCAATGACTAGGTTGTTCGTTTTACAATAACTCTTGTCGACCTTTTTAAAGCAAAAAAAGAAATAATGAAACCCCAACCATTTTTTTCGCGAATCCGCGTTACTTATCTCCTTGGAAAAGATGGTGTCGATATACGTATAAGCGTGCATTAGTTCCAGTATTTCGTCTTTAAGTTTGTTTTTAATTTCGTATAAAAACAGTAATCTATTCTTCTCTTTTAATAACTCGATGTTCTCCACCCCGGACATCCGTTTTCCATGCGTCTGATTGGAGCCGGTGGAGACGGATTGATTTTCCCACTTATAGAGAATAAACCGAATCTCGTTCTTAACATCTTTCAATTTATTGATGAGCGTTTTCTTATAATATTCTATTTTTTTAATGAACGAAAAGATGTTGACGTTACATATGACCGGGAACAATCGTTTTACTTCTTCAGGAATCAATGCAGTATTTGCCCCGTTAATTTCGCTATTTTTTTCCTCGATTTCTTTGATTTTTTCCAACACCAACATATTTTTTTCATTGTCCCGCTTGATAAATAAAAGCTTATTATTCGCCATTTCCATACTGTTCAATAATTTATCGTATTGATGCGCGTTTCCCTGATACGCCTGAATAGCAGATTCGTATTTTAAGTAATTTACTAATGAAATAAGCAGTAGAATAGTGGCATTTATAGCGGTCATTAACGCACTACTCCACGACAAACAGCTCGAAAAGGGTGATCCAATCGTAGCGAATCCGGTCAAAAATATGGATGGAAAGGTCAATAAATTAAGTTTATATTGTGTGACATATTTAGCTTGAACATATAAATTTTTCTGTCCGTTGATGAAGGTGATCAAAATATCTATTTCGTTCGAATATTTATTATCGGAGTTTATGTTGTAATATTTTTCGATAAATTTTTCGACATCTTTGTAGGAGAGTTTTTTATATTTTTTATTACGATTAGCATCATCGGACGAGTAATCACTATAAAAGGAATGTTCTCGTTTCAAGGTCCGTGGTGCTCGTTTATTTTTATCTGTTTCTGTTTTGCTATCTAAATATAATTGACCAATATTGTTGCTCTCCAATTCTGCGTCACTGTTACTACCACTATTAATCGGACTATTACTTAATATATGGGTGCGGTGCAACGAAATGTCTGTAATACTAGAGTCATAAACCATGGTATTGAATCGCTCGTTCAATAAATTAATCATAGAATCTCCAAAGCTGAGGGTGGCGAATAAGTCTTCACCTCGATTGCTGCTCACATCATTTAACGATAACGTTCCATTATAATTATTCAAAGGTGTAAAACCATTTTGGGTTGTTTTGATATAAAAACTCGAATTTTTATAGCTAGAGTCTGATTTCCCTGATTCAATATCATAGTTGATGTTGATCATAATATTAGAATCATCCGTGTTAGACGAATTGCTCGATTGAGGAAGTGAAGTATTTATACCCTCTTTTTCAAACGAATCGTGCGAGTCGGAGCGATTGACAGAATCGACCGGAGATTCTGGACCATAACCGACGGTTTGCCCTCCTTCGAATTTCAAAGCATACTTATCGTTCGAATGACGTGGGTCGCCTTCCATTACACTAAATTTGTATTTGCTAAATCACAAAAATAATCGTTTCGAGTTCCAATTAGTTGCGCGTTACGGGTGTAAAATTGAATGTTGAACCCGGTGTTAGATAGGTACCAAAAAATAATACGCAACCAATGGAAACCCATCCTGCTCCCACTCGTCTACAAACTTTGGCCCAAAGACGGCTCATTACACCTTCGCGCATTGTAAATGCGCGTGGTAACGTTACTTTGCCAACAGAATCGCCCCCTGAAGGGGGCGATTTAAATCGGCAAAGGTGTAGTGATTATAAACAGAATTTACGACATTTCTTGCTGACCTCGAGATTCAATAACCAAACATGGAGCGAAAATAGCCGTTATAGGGAGACACATAAACATATAAACTGTATATACTGTTCGCCGGACCCGATATCGCGGGACATACCGGTGGATGCGGTCGCGTTTGTTTTAGAAATGAACAACGATACAAATAAAATTATTGGTATCGGTATGATCACCAATCACTCCCAGATAAACAGATATCGGGTTTACCGCGAAGGGAACTATAATCGATATAATTACGTAGGCAAGGGGCGGATTGACCGAACCCAAATGACAGCCGACGAAGAGCGAATCATGAAAGTGTTTGACATTTTATGTTTTACGGGAAATACCCATATGAAGCGGGGACAGGGACTGAAATTATTCCCGGTGGATATGCTTTATAGATGCAGTGTAAAATTAGATTTAGTAGAGTTTGTGAGCGAAATGTTCAAAAATAGATTATTACACCGGTAAAACATATAGATGTTTTGTATACACAATATACAAGAGGTGTAAATGAGTAATAAAAATAAGGAGGACATTTACGACGTCTCGACATATACAGAAAAAGAATTGTATGACTTGTTGGATTTGAACCACCCGACGGATCGAGAGTTAGAGGCCAAAATTATTTTTATGATTAAAAAATACGATAATATCAACAATGATTCCGGAAAAAAATTGGCCAAGTTCTTCACAGATATTTATAACCATTTTTTCGACGACGACGCTGACGACACCGAGAACGACAACCAAGCCTCCTTAGAAGAAGAACATGTAAAAATAGATATTGTGGAGGGATTTACCGGTGACGATCCAATGGACACCATCCAACTCCAAACGTCAACCCTAACCCAAAAGGAAAATAAGGACCCGACCCAACCGGGTTTATCGGCACAATTACAAACCAGTGAAACCAATATTAATTTTATCAAGCCGTTGGATTATGCCGCGGATCAAATCAACCCACTTTTGAATCAAACCACCAAAAAAATTATAAGTATTGATAGCCAATACAGGGATGATAAGACCAGTATGCCGACCGAATTTGCGTTCAATTTATCGGCACCGTTGAAAGATGTGGTGTCATTGAAGTTGTATTCGGTCCATATACCCTATACGTGGTATACGATCGGTAAGAGCTATGGTAGTAATTTTTTTTATTTGAAGGGCAATGTCCCCGGAATCGAGAACAATCCTAACCAGTACATGATGTTTGATATTTCTGTGGGGAATTATACTCCCTCAGAATTAGTGAATGCTGTCAATGATAGCATCAATGGTAACCCGGCAAAAAATATACTAGGAAAACGTAATATTTATACCGACGTAAGTTTTGGGAGCACCAGCATAACGTATAACAACAACACGTCGTTAGCGAGTTTCAACATCGACATAAGAAAACAGTATAATGAAAACAGTTTTTATTTGTATTTTGAACAATACTCCACCCCTAACAAATATGATGCGTCGGGTAACATGGATTATTATGCGAGAACTGACACCATAACATCCTTTTTAGGGTTCAACCGCCAGTCGTATGATTTCAACATTTTGAATTCTTATTGGTACCTGAATTACTACGATCCGTCCCAATTGAATGACCTGGATGATGGTAACAATTATTATCTGACGTCGAGTAACAATTCGGTAACTATTATCAAATATATCAGTAATTTTAGTGCGGCAAACCCCCAAGGATTTTATGACGGAACCAACGTAGATTTATCGTTCAACCTGACATTATCACTCGCCCTGAACCGATCCTACAGTAGGAACAACCTATTCAATGATTTAAGTAACCAAATATTCCATTGTCCGTACTTGTCCAACGAATCGTACATTAAACGTATCAATATGATGGACCCGAATAATGCAAATTATGGACGATCTTACTTCCAATTGAAACTGAAACCTAACCGCTATGTCACCAATAATTTGACGAATTCAAAATTATGTGTTAGTTTTCCCTACGAAACAACTGTTTGGAGCAGTTCAACCTCATGTTTCGGGTTCTCTTATTTGAACAATGATTACAACGAATTCAACGAAATGAATTTAATACAGGCCGAAACCACGGTCATACCCGAAACCATTAATTATGTCATCAATGGTACACCGAAAATATTACTCACATGCACGAATCCGAACTTCGTATCTTATTTGAACAATATTGAGATAGATATCAAAGGTTCTACGGTGAATACTGACGGTTATACGGTGAACGATTATATTACGGCGATCAACAATGGTATTACGGATGCCACGTCAGTCACCCCCTTTTTACGTGGTCCGTCTGTGTCGTCGAATTATACGTATTTATATGATCCTACCATACTTCCCGAATATACGTGGGCGTACATGGACGATTACGACAAATTCAATCTCTTTCTCAATATGAAAAAAACGTTTGATGTGTCGACGTATAGAGTCGATTTCAGCGGTACATTTTTCAGCGAATATTTTGGGTATGGAGAACCCGGCTCCATCAATCTTATGGCGTCTCTGAATACTATTTCTGTTCGAGGTTATATGAAAGACAGTGCACTGACCATAGTGAGCACCAGTCAAAATATGCCGCAAATAGATACTAACCATTCGGATACAAGTGTCCAGTTAACTTTTGATATATCGGGTGTTACCTATGGTAACAGTCCAATCTACGGTAACATATATATTGTCAAAGACGACAACGATTACTCTGAAAACAACATCAATAACAATTGGCAAATACCCTCGTATAAAAATGGTGTGTATGAAAGTTACGAATATGTTATATCGGAATATACGTATACGGTGAGCGATGCCAGTTTTTCAACGTTTATCGATGATCAATATTTACAAATATTATCCCGGAGTATCGATGTTTCGAGTAACGGGTTCTCAATACCAGGTGATTCCATCTCTTTTTCAGGTAATTATGTGACAGTACCGAGTAACATCAACAATATTTACTTTGACGACATGTCGTTCGTCGTCCACGGCCAAAATTTGGCGGTTATTTGTGACAGTAGCTGGTCGGTCATGGGTAATTCATGGACAATCGACACAAGTAACAATTGGATAGTGAATGGCAACACATTTTTAACCCCGAGTAATACGTGGTCTATAGCAAATAACAATGGGTTCACGGTTTCTACCAATATCCCTTTATCGAGTGATTTGACTTTTTCCGGAACATCCCTTATCTTGAGAGGTAATAGCTATAATGTTCTCGGTACCAATATACTCGATCTATCTTATCAAAATTTATGGAAAATAAATGCCACCACATATTCGTTGTCAAACGAAATTTTTACTGTAACCACGAGCAATGCCATAACCAATCCGACCCCTTTTTCCCCGATGGCAGTGAGTAGAGACGCTATTCGTTTGTTCAACAATACCATGACCGTGACCGGACAAAACCTGGTAGTGTCGAGCCCATATTTCAACTTCATTGGGGCACATGCAGACGGCACACGGATAGACGGGTCAGGTACAACCCTAACCACAAACGATTTATCGTATGTGATAGTAGGAACGTCGTTCAATTATCGTAATAGTGCGGGGGGCGGCGCACCCTTCGCAGTATACTTCGACAATGTAATGATCAATGACGAGACGATGATCCAGGGTGATTTACTCTATATAACCACGAACGGCACCATCGCGATAAAAAACCCGTATTACACGATTGAGGGCGACACGCTTTCGATAAGTTATAGCGCGGATGGCATGGGCCAATTTGAATTGAAAGGCAATCTGTATGACTTGGCTGCTAGTGCTACCAATTTTGTTCTAAGCCCCACCGGTATTCGTACGAACGATTTGACTATTTACGGATACAACGTAAATATGTTATGTAAGACCGCGATTGATATCAATACGGAGGCGTGGGATATCTCTGCGAGTAGTATCACCTACAATAACAATAATAATTATATCATTAGTAGCAGCAACCAACATGATATAAACATCAATGCTAGCTTGTTTCAACTGATTTCATCTAATAATACAAGTGGTGTATTACCGGAAATAAGTTATAATAATGTAACCAATACTTTTTCGGTAGTCACACGAGGGAGCATAACCACCGATAATATTATAATAAAGCCTTACCCATCTTATGTGAACGATGTTATATATTTGGCGATAAATTTTCCGACGACTACAATGACTAGTGCAAATACTTCGTATTTAACTATAATTGATACGAGTAATAAGGCTGTATTGTATGCGAATAGTGTTGTAATAGATAATACCGCATTAGCGAGCCAGCAGAGCCCGCTGATTTTCCATAGTAATTTATTTCGTTCATTGACTGCGACGAATATTTCATTTACGTACCAATCTTCGTGGAGCTTGGTGGGACTCACCCTGAAGGTGTATTATTATTCCCCCCAACTTACCATGGAATATTTACAATCGGACGATGGTAGTTTTACAAACTTGACGATAACTACGACAATCGCAAACGGAACCCCTACAACATCACTACAATTCACCAATGCGAATGGTGGTAATGAAACATATAGTTTTGATTACCCTATAAGCTTTGTGACCGGCGTGAGTATGGGGGTCTATACGGGGGTGGATACTGATTTCGTCACTGTGAATATAGACAGTTATGTTTTAAGTAGCACCGCGGTAGCAATAGATAATGTTTTAAATTCACCATCAGGGAATAGTGGAAGTGGAATCTTGCATTTTACGAATAATAATTCCACGGTGACTATGAATGGAAATACGATCACTACACCCACCGGACAATATTTTTCGATCGTCAATAGCGATTTGAATGTGGGTTATAATATACCGACAGCCAATATAAAGGTGAACGGAAACGACAATAACCTGTCGATTATCCAAAATATTTATACCATAAATGGAGTTGTAACCAATGCGGAACCGTTAAACTTGACTAGCCAATCCAATATAGTGATAAAACCGACCACTAGTAATACTACGGTATATATGCAGGGAGCGAGGAGTTCATTGTACAAACTGACAACGATTACTGGAAATACGATCACGATAAAAAAAGATGTATATTCGCATTTGTACCGCGGATCGAACACGTCTTCCATAACCGTGACCGAAGCCCTTCAAAATTTGGTAAATAATACGATAAACATATTTGGTAACCGTGTAAATATTAATAATGGCGCCAACTTTTCCACTACCTTTAATAGAAACGACTATCCGAGCGGGAATATCGTGATAGGTTCGTCGCTATTTACGTTGAGTAACACAGACACAGTCGGTCCACTAACTTTGACGAATTCTCGGTTTACGGCTTCCTATAAGTCGTATTTGACCGCACGTGGAAATGCTCTTATGGTGGGTGCCAATAATACCAATTGGTCCATTATAAGTACAAATCTACAAGTATACGACCAAAGCTTTCAATTTATGGATGCATCATTTACCTTACCAGGTAGTAATTTTGTAGTGACGGATAATTTAATTATTGATGGAAATCAGTTTTCAGTGTTGGGAAATATATTTCTTACCCCGAGTGAACAACTGAACTTGGTGACGACCGCGGATTATTTTGGGCAAAGTTTTACTACCCGGACCTATACGGTTTATGGAAGTACGTATACTTTGCCGGAAAACACCATTAAGTTCCAGACGGACGCGTCAAATTACGTATGGACACCTATCAGCCCGAACGGGTTTTCGATCAACGATACTTTACAACTGAGTGGGTACGATAATATGAACATTATAGGAACTACATTCACCATTACCTCACAAGGTAATAATAATTATAAGATCTATTCGCCGCAATACCTGGATGTTTCGGCAGATACGGTCAATGTACTTAACGGTGGAACTATCACGTTTGTAGGCCGACAATATTTAACCCAAGATTCTGGAAAACAGCGAATCAGCGTGGGGTCTGCAACTAACTTACACGATTTCAGTATAAATATTGTATACGCCCGGGATTATTGCCCTATGACAAATTTATTGTCGACCCCCAAATTTTTGGGAAATTATGCCATCAACCCGGACGAAGAATTATTTAAAATTTATCCGAGATTCACCTATCTGACACCTACATTTGGTAATGAGGTAGATGTGGGTTACGTAGTAACGAATAAGACGGGTAAAACGTTTAAACCCAAGAATTTGACTCAATTACAAAACGCTATTAATATCATATTAAACAATTATACTGATGCGGAGGGTAAAAGCATTTTATTCGGTTCTCAAATCATTTTGACATTGAACACGAAAAATCCGCGTGATCCACTGTTGAACTGTAACCTGAATCTAGTGATGAACAAGTCGATACAAACCAAAGATTATGCCATAGAATTCGTCAATTACGTGGACAATTACGGAAACATCAACCAAACATGGACACCATTTTTACATGTGGATGCGAGCATGGTGGATATGCCGTATGGCTTGGCTAATACCGAGAACCATACATCGATCGTCACTGATAATATTAAAAATCAAACGTTGATAACAGCCACCGATATTGTGTCGATCATTGGCATACAATTGAATAGGAATAACAATGTCATTAAGTTTGTGGCGTATGAGGACGGAACAATCTCGAACGATGTTACGATAACACTACCAATATACACGAGCACGGGTACGCTGATAAATTATTCGCGCGATGTTCTCATCCGTAAAATAAATAGCTTGTTGTCGACCACGATCGCCGCAGGAACAAGTTTATATATAACGACGACCAGCACAGCTAGTTATGTGTCATTAAGACCGAATATTAATTTGATTTACACCTCAAACAGTTATAATTTGGTGTTTTATGATACGATCAGTTTCGTGAAATGTTATGTGGGGGCAAAAAGCATCAGAAACACGACCTGGGACACGACAGTAGGTTGGATTTTGGGCTTTAGAGCCAATTCGGAATATGATTTGTCACAATATCTGTTGTCTGCTACCGGTATACTCGTGATAGGCGACACTGGGGTTTGTACTAATTTATTCAATTATTTTTTGCTATGTATCGACGATTATACGCAAAACCATGTGAACGACGGTTTAGTTACAATAACCTCAAACGATACCAACATACCGTTGCCATCTTACGCAGATCGTGCGAATTTTACATGTAATCCGGTAACCAACGATTTGAATTATAATAACATTGCCACGGATTATGCCAAGTTGACTCAAAACCAAATTTATTCGTTAACCCAGCTGGCGAATAACCAAACCTCTAATTCGTCCAACTTGTCTCGGGGAATAAATACCAAGAGTTTTGGTAACGGACCCTACGTCCAAGACGTCTTTGGACTGATCCCGGTGAAAACATCGGGGCTACCGCCTGGTGGTACGTATGTGGAGTTTGGTGGCACATTACAAAACCAAGATAGAATCTATTTTGGGCCGGTGAATATACACCGTATGTCGATAAAATTAGTGACGGATCGTGGAGACATAGTAGATTTGAATGATGTGAATTGGTCATTTTCGCTCATTTGTGAACAATTATATAAACAACGTCCTGCACTGAAATCTAACCAATAGTCTGGGTAAAATATAACACGACAGTTTATAGTATTAACCATGTCGCAAAGTGATTATATAAAATACAAACGTGTGTCTACCGAATTACGTTTAGATGCTAGTTGCAGTCCGGTGTTAACGTCACAAAATTATTTGGATTTTGAACAGTTCAATTTAGAAAACACGGTTGTGAACACCTGTAATAATTATAGTTTATTGACACCGAGTGGAGAACAAATCGTGTTTGGTATGGAGAAAAATGCGACATATTGCCCGTCATTCAACCTCTGTCGTAATACCAATACACGGCCGAACCGAGTGGCCATGCCCCCGGTCTATTTCACTCCGGTCCCTCAACCGTTGAATTGTAAACAAAAGAAGAACGCATCTTGGTTGAAAAACGGCTGTGTTTGCTCGATGGACAGCGTAAACACTCTACGCTATGTATGTAAGTGTAAGACCTCCACATAACCTGTTTGTCGACCGAATTCAGTCCTTGCAACTTGCACATGCCACCGAATTTTTTATTTTAAAAAACATGTTAGGCCAAGTTGGTCGAGAACTCGGTTCAACCGGTTTTTCAATAGTTTTTGGCGTATTATTGCGTGGTTTTGGCTCGACCCGGATAATATTCGTGAACAGCATTTTCATCGTAAAAAATTGATGTTTGTAAATTATATAGAGTTAAAAACATCCATAGAACCAATGTCTAAAATGTGTATTGAAGACGATCACCACTACAACAATCGTGACAGTAAAGAAGACCGGTCGTTGGCGAACGACATGGATCAACTACGGGCGATAGTTCAACAACTAACCCTGCGTGTCGAACAATTAGAAAAGGATAATCGAGAACTTCGCCAACAAAGAACCGTCACTAATAAACACGAACCTAAAATCGCGCTTCTCTCTCCTCCCTCTCTCTCCTATACGGATTGGATAAATACCTTGTTCTCGTATATTCCGGACCAACTAAACACTGTGTTTGAAAACGATCTGATTGCAGGTATAAAGGGGGTATTTGATACGAGTGTGCAGAATACGGCGATTTTACCGATAGCGGTGTTCGATAAACGTCCTGGGACCTTTTATTATTACAACGAGAACGGGGCATGGACCGTTATGGAGCCGGCGGATTTCAACACCATCGTGAATCGTATCTGTTACCATTTTGTGGTGGAATTTAAGCGCCATTGGTACGATCCTAACCTCAAAAAAATCCAAGAATTGAACGAATACCGGGACAAGTATAATGATTATTATATGAAAATCTTGGGAGGTACCCGTATTTCCGATGATTCTCGCCGCCAAAGAATACGCAATTATGTGTATCAACTGATAAAGCAATAATCTCGACACATTCCAAGGATAATAGAGAACCTGGACCATCGAATGATTGAATGCATAAAAATTGAAAGATAATTTTAATTTTTATCTGACCTATTATAAATAACGATCGCAATGTCAAACGAAGTGGCACATACCCTGCAATACCTGTCTCAGAAGAATGCCCATCCGAGAGACGAGTTCATTTCGTTTGAAGAAGGGCCGCATATTTATACGGTATGTGGAGAACGTGGTACGTTCACGTCGGTAACTACGTGGAATCATAGCCATTTCTCCCACTTTGATGCGAATGGTATTGTAGATAAACTCCTTTTGGGTAAAAAGATGAAGGACCCTACCTATAAATACTACGGTATGACCAAAGAAGAAATATTGGCAGATTGGGATAATAACCGCGATCGCGCCGCATCCGCAGGAACAAAAATGCACTACGACATTGAGTGTTATTTTAATGGCATGGACGTGGTGAACGACAGCGTCGAATTCGGGTATTTCATGCAGTTTCGCAAGGATTTTCCAGATCTGGTCCCCTACCGCACCGAATGGATGGTATATTACGAAGAATTGAAGTTGTCGGGGTCGATTGATATGATATTTGAGAACCCGGACGGTACACTTCAAATCTACGATTGGAAACGGTGTCAAGAAATAAAACACGAAGATCCCTACGGTAAATATGCGGTTACCTCGTGCATTTCGCATTTACCCGACACCAACTTTTGGCACTACGCACTGCAACTGAACATGTATAAAACGATCCTGGAACACAAGTATGAAAAGAAAGTGACTGGACTGTATCTGGTGTGCATTCATCCTGACAATGTTTATAAAAATTATCAACGTATTGAAGTACCGGTTTTGGAGAACGAAATGCGGGATCTGGTCGAGTTACGTCGGAGCCAGGTATCACCGCCTTCAATTGTTTAAAGTGAAAAACACATAAAAACTAAATCGTAATATAAGGTAATGCTGTCTTTATTTCTCAATACACAACCAGGGGTTCTTCAAATGACGATCCCATTTTTTTTCTTGGCGGTGGTTCCTATGTGCGCGAAAAAGCTGTATTTGCTTTATAAAAATCGTGCGCTCAGGTTCTCCCCCATCAAAAACACAGAAGATATTGCGTACGAATATTACCAAAGAATCAAAGATAGATATTCCCAGACCTTTGAGGGATCTGAGAACTACGACGCCAATGTGGATTCGGTGTTTTATGTGAAAGACGAATATAACAATGTAATTAAGAGTGAAAACAATTATTTGGAGAAGGAATGGAGAACCCGTATTTTAATCGAAACGTGTCCGCGTGGTAACGTGATTATGTACTATGACCCCTATAAGATGGGATTTTGTTATTATAGTGATACGACGGCTATTCCGTATAACATTTTGAACGCAATTGCGATGAAGTATGTGCTGACGTTCTATTGTCGCGCCTTTTTTGTGGACAACAAGATCAGCCATTATTTCAAAAAAACCGATATCATTACAGACCCCACCTTCTACGATTCGCCGCTCATACCGATCCATTATATCGAAGAGAAACCCCGAAAGACCGTGAAAAAACCTAGCAGCATCGCTAATAATCCGTTTATAAAGGCCAAAAATTATGGTAAAAATCAGGCTCGGTACATTCAGCCTATCGGGCAATTGGTCGGATTACAACAAAAAACCAGTCTGAAAGACAAGTTTCAAATGTTTGTTCTCACGTTCAAGCAGACGACGAATAAATGGTGGAACTATTTTTGGAACACGGCTGGAATCAAACCAACCCCCAAAAAGTCCGCATTATTAGAGAACCGTCCACCCGCAGAACCCGAAAAGGAATATAACTGCAACCGCTTCATCCATATGGGAAAAATAAGCAATTTTAACTTTTTACAAAAACCCCTAAAAACGAGTTGTTTGAACGGGTTTGAGTCTAAGCTGTTAGAGAACCTTAAATCGGAAACCAAACTTCAAAAGGATGTGTTGAATTACAAAAACTATAAAAACTATAAAGTAAGCAAGCAGGAGTAAGTAGACATATTATTTTAGCAGCGTCTGTTTTTTACACCATTGAATAAAACCGTTGGATTTTTCGATTTGGAAGGATGTGCCTAGATGTTCTCGTGCGATTTCGTAGGCTTTTAGTTCTTTTTCTGTTAAAGATGCGATATATTGCTCGACCAGGTTCTCGAGTTCATTGTTACACCTTTGCCGATTTAAATCGCCCACATTAGTTGGCGATTCTGTTGGTACATAAGGCAAAGTAACGTTACCACGCGCTGCTTCGCAGAAAATGCGCGAAGGTGTAGGATTCATTTTGATTGATAAAATAAAACATGTTATTTGTTTTATCAATTTTATCCGCGGGATCAACGGTTTAATTGTTATTAGGAAGAGGCGTGTTCATAGTGTTCTTAGGGACCACCGTATCGTTGTTGATACATTTGTTGCCTAGTTGTTGGATGTACTTGTCTTGGGTAGTCGCGGTGATTTGGGAGGCGTCCTTGGTAAAATTGCATAATTTCTTGGACACAATGACGTCAGTTTCGCATGTTCCTTGTTTCTTGACGGTGCCGTCGGGGGTACATAAATTATACTGTTGGATCGCCTTTTTGGCAGTATTGGTGATATACGTCGACTGATCGCTGGTGTGTTGGTTGTTGTCTGATTTTACAGTATTACACTGACTGTTGCAAGGTAATCGCCGGTTCCATCCTTGGATACGTAGGCTATTAAGACCGTGCATTTCTTCTTGCAACATGCCTTTGGTGTTAATGACGGAAGACTTGATGACTTTCGGATCATTCAGGGGTAAAATCCCCGACTGGACGACTTGTCCAATATGAAACGTACCGCAACAACCTCCATGGCCACGGGGATAGACACCCCGGAACAAAGTTCTCGGCAGAGAGCGGGATAAGGAGGTTTGTCCCACATATCCTTGATTACGGAGGGTCCCATTGATCGAAAAATTGGGTTTTCCGACGCTTAAATTATTGTATTGGGCATTTGTTTTTTTTTTAAGTGTGGCAATCGACATTATATATTGGCCCGAGATAATTTTGTAATTTGTTCCACCAACAGTTCATTTTGTTGTATAAGTAAATCGATTTGGACCTGTTGTTTGGCGACCATGGCATCGAGTTTTTGTACAGCGGATAATGCGACGGTGAATATCATATCTTTCTTCAGCCCCAAGAAATCGTCGACTTTTTTACCAAACACAAACAACTTCGTGTCATTGGTGGCACCATCTACTGGTGGATCAATTGTAAATTCGGTGGGGGATAGGACAGAAGATACTGTAAATCTTAAATAGTTATGCTGATCGCTGTGGTCATTCTCCTGCTGGATAGCGAGCTCGACCATATCACCGACAATTAACTGATCGTCCATGGCCTTATCCAAAGTAACCTTTTGCTCCGACGTATCGTATGATGCCGCACAGTAAATGTTCGGTATAAAACGGGTACCCGAAACATCAACTGCTAATCGTAACAAATCGAGTTGGTTCACTTCTTGGGCAATGAAACCGATATGTTTACTACGATCAAAGTTCTCGTCAATGTATTCGAATGTACACGGATTAAGTTTTCTTACCAAATTTAAAGCATCGGTATTATCCAACGGTTGTATGTTTTTCTTGATACGTATATCTGAAGTGACAACTGTATTGCTACTACCCATATAAACCGTACCGCCCTTGGGTAACAAGAACAGTTTATTCGCATTTGTACCACCGCTACCACAATTGATGTATGCGCCCATGTTGGTGGTATCCACCCCCATGCCCATCGTTATAGAGGGGGAGTTGATACAAAACGGATCGACCACGTTACTGGTGACCAACGAATATGATCCCGTACCCTGCTGTATTGCAACAATGTTATTACCGGATGTGACAGCACTACCTACCGAAAGACGTTGGTTTATAGATACGTCAACCAGTGACACCAAACCTCCCGAGGCGGTAATAACCTCGGCGAAAAACACTCCGCCCTTGGTATCGGTGTTGTTAATAATGAGCTCGGTACATGTGATGACATTAGCTACAGTTAAATTACCATTGAATGAGACATCGTTGTTGACAAATAGGCGATTATTCATCGATACATCACCTCCAACAAATAGCCGACTGTTAAATGAGACATCGCCTTGATGAATCGTGGTGAGTGCGACATACATATTTCCACCGAAAGATGCATCACTACCTACAAATAATCGAGTGTTCATGGAGACATCGCCCTGATGAATCGTGTTCTTTGCATTGTAAAAATTACCGGCGAAAGAGGCATCCACAGCTACAAATAAACGATTATTCGTGGTGACGTCGCCCTGGTGAATCGTGCTCTTGGCATTGTAAAAATTACCGGCGAAAGAGACGTCACCGAACGAAAATAAACGATTATACAACAATACATCGTTGGATACGATAAGCCGACTGTTCATCGAGACATCACCCCCCACAAAAAGCCGGCCGTTGAATGAGACATCACCACCCACAAAAAGCCGGTTGTTGAGCGAAACGTCACCATTCACCATGAGACGATTGTTCAAAGATAAATCTTCGGATATGATCAAGGTATAGTTGTTGGTAGTGGTATTTATGATGTTTTGTTGACTGTACTGTTGTACCATCAACCGGCCGAGGATCAGGGTATCCTTCGCGATTACGACGTTGCCATTGAGCGAAACATCGCCCGAGACAAAGAAACGTTGATTGATCGATAAATCGCCCGCCACAAACAGGCGGTTGTTCAAGGACACATCGCTATATACAATGAGACGGCAGTTGATAGAGGCATCGGATGCAATGTTGCTTACCGATAATGCTGCGCCACCGACCAAGAGTGCATTGTTATTGATAAACAACCGCCCATTTAAGGTGACATCCGAACCGACCGACAAACGGCTATTCATAGAAACATCGCCACCCACAAAAAGACGATTATTAAGTGACACATCACCACCCACAAAAAGACGATTATTCAATGACACATCACCACCCACAAAAAGACGATTATTCAATGACACATCACCACCCACAAAAAGACGGCTGTTTAACGACACGTCACTGTAAACGATCAAGCGGCCATTGATAGAGGCGTCAGATGCAATGTTGCTGACTGATAATGCCGCACCGCCGACCAAGAGTGCATTGTTATTGATAAATAACCGCCCATTTAAGGTGACATCCGAACCGACCGACAAACGGCTATTCATAGAAACGTCGCCATTGACCATAAGACGGTTGTTTAAGGAGAGATCCTCCGAAATAATTAGTGTATAGTTCGTGGTAGTGGTATTGATGATGCTTTGTTGACTGTACTGTTGCACCGCCAAACGTCCGAGGATGGTGAGGTCTTTGGTAACAACAACGTTACCATTGAGCGAAACATCGCCCGACACAAACAGACGTTGATTGACGGATAAATCGCCACCTACAAAAAGACGATTATTCAGTGATACGTCGCTATAAACAATGAGCCGCCCGTTGATGGAGGCGTCCGTTGCGATGTTGCTGATGGAGAACGCTGAGCCGCCTACAACAAACGAATTGTTATTAATAAACAACCGCCCATTTAAGGTGACATCGGAACCGACCAACAAGCGACTGTTCATAGAAACATCGCCTTGGTGGAACGTGCTCTTGGCATTATAAAAATTACCACTGAAAGATGCGTCACCTCCCACAAAAAGACGGGTATTCAATAAAGCATCACTGTATACTATGAGACGGCTGTTGATGGAGGCATCGGACGCGATGTTGCTAATGGAGAACGCTGCACCACCAACCAACAACGAATTGTTATTAATAAATAACCGACCACCCAAGGTGACATCCGAACCGACAGTGAGACGGGTATTCAACGACACATCTCCACCAACAAAAAGACGATTATTCAATGACACGTCGCCGTAAACCAGCAATCGCCCGTTGATGGAGGCATCCGAGGCAATGTTGCTAATGGAGAACGCTGCACCACCAACCAACAACGAATTGTTATTAATAAATAACCGACCACCCAAGGTGACATCCGAACCGACAGTGAGACGGGTATTGAGCGATACGTCTCCACCAACAAAAAGACGATTATTCAATGACACGTCGCCGTAAACCAGCAATTGCCCGTTGATGGAGGCATCAGATGCGATGTTGCTCACCGAGAGAGCTGCACCACCAACCAAGAGTGAATTGTTATTGATAAACAACCGACCGCCTAAGGTGACATCGGAGCCGACCGTAAGACGATTATTGAGCGAAACATCACCACCAACAAAAAGGCGAGTATTGAACGATACATCATTGAAAGACACTATACCCCCCGAGGCAGTGACCGTATCAAGGAAAAAGAATCCTGCATTACTATCGGTGTTAGTAATGATAAGTTCGCCGCAAGTGATGATATTGGCAACGGTTAAATTTCCATTAACGGATAGATCACTACCAACAAAAAGCCGGTTATTAGCGGATACATCTCCCCTAATATACAAATTTTGATTGAAAGTAGTGTTGGTATTAGTAATATTAGATGACGAACCACCTGCAACAGAATCAACATAGGCTTTATTTACTAACTGACTTCCTCTAGTTGCAATTATCGACGAAGTAGGTAAGTAATCGGTAAACGTTACATTTCCGTTGAAAGAACAATCGCCACCCACCAGCAATCGCTTGTTCAACGAAAGATCACCGCCCACAAACAACCGGTTGTTGAACGAGACATCGCCGTAAACGACCAAACGCGAATTGATCGACGCATCCGACGCAATGTTACTGATCGAGAACGCTGCACCTCCCACAACAAACGAATTATTATTAATAAATAACCGACCACCCAACGTAACGTCGGACCCTACGTTCAACTGCTGACCAAACGAGACATCGCTGTAAACCACCAAACGCGAATTGATTGAAGCGTCCGAAGCAATATTACTGATGGAAAATGCTGCACCTCCCACCACAAACGAATTATTATTAATAAATAACCGTCCACCCATCGTGACATCTGACCCGACGTTCAATCGGCTGTTCAATGAAACATCGCCATTAGCAAATAGATTACCATTGAGTGAAGTATCGCTTCCCACCAACAATAGCTGATTCAACGAAACATCGCTGTATACCGTAAGACGGCTGTTGATAGAAGCATCCGACGCAATGTTACTGATCGAAAACGCGGAACCGCCCACGATAAATGAGTCGTTGTTAATAAACAATCGCCCACCCAGGGTCACATCTGACCCGACGCGTAAACGACTGTTCAGTGAGACATCCCCCTTTACAAATAACCGTTGGTTCAATGAGACATCGCCATTTACCAGTAACCGGTTATTGAGTGAAAGGTCTTCGGAAACGATCAACGTATAGTTTGTGGTGGTAGTGCTAATGATATTTTGTTGGGTGTATTGATTGACCGATAATCTTCCGAGAACCAATAGGTCTTTTCCGACAGTAACATTTGCATTGAGCGAGGTATCACCAGAAACGAATAAATTTCTATTCACCGATAGATCGCCCCCGACAAAGACGCGATTATTGAGGGACACATCCCCGGTGACGGTCAGTCGACTGTTGAGCGAAACATCGCCATTGACAAATAAACGGTTATAAACGGAAATATCCGCATAAAAGGATGTATTGCTGCTAGTGAGGGTGGTGGTTCCGGAACTCACTGAGGACGAAACGATGTTATCGACATATGTCTTGGTAACTAATTGATCGGAACTGGATGGTGTTACGGAGGATGTTGGTAAAAAATTATTGAAAACATTGGTTCCGTTGAAGATGTTATTTCCATTGAAAACCGCGTCTCCATTAACGGATAAACGTTTGTTCAGAGAGACATCACTCAAAGAAACTAATCCACCTGATGCGGTAATAACCTTAGCAATGAATGCACCACCACTTATATCGGTTCCAGTATTTTTGATGATGAGATCGGTGCAGGTTATAGTTTTTGCGACAGATAAATTACCATTAAATGAGACGTCGTTGTTGACAAAAAGGTGTTTGTTTATCGATAAATCGTTGCCAATGAATACCCGGTTGTTGATTGCAACGTCTCCGTCAATTGCAACATCTCCTCCAATGATTGTGTCGAGAGCTACAAACATATTTCCACCGAAAGATGCATCACTGCTCACAAATAAACGGTTGTTCATTGACACATCACTATAAACCGTGAGTTGACTATTCAGAGAAACGTCTCCGTTGACAAATAGACGGTTACACAATGACACATCACTATAAACCGTGAGTTGACTATTCAGAGAAACGTCTCCGTTGACAAATAGACGGTTACACAATGACACGTCTCCATATACTGAGAGAAGACCATTGATGGAAGCATCCGATGCAATGTTACTGATCGAAAATACAGAACCGCCCACGATGAAAGAGCCAACATTGACGAATAACCGTTTGCCCATGGTGACATCTGACCCTATGTTTAATCGGTTATTGATGGATACATCCCCGCCTACAAAAAGCCGTCGATTCAACACGGTGTCCCCTTTCGCAAACAGGCGATTATTGAACGATACATCTCCAGAAACGACTAAGCGATTATTCAAAAGACTATCGCCATAAATAATGAGGTTATTGCTTGCGGATAAATTAACGTTGGGTGTTATGGAATAATAGATGTTACCGGCTTGACTCAAGAGGGTCAAGTATTGGCTGTTCGCAGAAATTGCTACAGACGAGTAGCTACTATCGGAAATACTATTAGGAACAATCTTTGTCCAAGACGACCCGTAGGAATTGGATGTATAAATGATACCTCGGTATGCAGACGCGACAATATTTTTACCGCTCGCCGATATTGTTACAGACGTAAATTGGGTGGATGGGAATGAGGTAATTTTTGTCCAAGAGTTTCCGTAGTCGTAAGACATCACAATGGACGAATTTGAAATATCGCTGGTGACTACTTGATATTGTCCAGTGGCTGATATGGCAACACTCGTCCAATTATCACCTATAGAGTAGTTGATTATCCAGGTCTTGCCAAAATCGTCGGAATTATAGATAAATCCAGGACTCATAATGATGGTTTGGTATTGTCCCGACGATGACATGCCGACCGCATTCCAATAGAGGGTGTTGTTGGAAATATCAAAATAGTTATTATTTGGCGTATCAAACATGTTATTATCCGAGCCGTCAAAGTAGACATTGTAGGAACTGTCTACGTATGGCACGGGAAATTCTATAGGGGTCCATTGATTACCATAGGTGTTTGACGCGAAAAAATTGGGTCCATTAGCAATAACAGTTTGATATTTTCCTGTAGCAGAAACCGTCACATCCACATAACTTAAATCACCTATTTCGGTTTTCCCAATAATTTGTTGCCAGTTCTCCCCGCTATCATTGGATAAATAAATACCGCTGTTGAAACTGATATCTCCGTCGATCAAAAGCGCGGTTTGTATTTGACCGTCGGAGGACATGGCCAAACTGACAATTCCGTTCATTTCATAGTGGGATCGATGCTTTAAATTGATGGTGTAGGTTGGGTTGTATAATCCATTATAATAGGTGGTAATTCGATAATTATTATTGAAAATGATATTGTTGAAGTCGGGACCAAACCAATTAGCACCATAATTGTAGGAAAGATAAATGGCTCCGGCATCGACTATGGCGGCTTGTACTTGTCCATTGGCAGAAACGATAGTTTTTTTGAAGGGCATTCCGGAAAACATGGTTTGTGGTGTTTGATACCAGTAGAGCCCGAGACAATTGGAAATATCTAAAGGTAAATCCGCTGTAAGTAATACCGAATGATCCACTAACTGTATCGGATAAACTGTGTTACGAAAGTGGGTTGTTGCACTTACATCTAATATAGTGATGTTGTCGCTCGGATCGGTGGTCGGATTACCGATGACTAAGCCGGTTGCATTAATGGTTTGGTTGGTGCTGAAAGTTCCTCCCAGTAATAAATTGCCGGTCATAGTTATGTCATTAACAGTGAGATTTCCAATAATGTGCTCGTTGCCGCTAAGGTAGATGTCTTTATAAAAGTAGGTATTGTTGTTATGGACAACCTCGCCATTGAATGTCGATTTGAGTCCCACGGATAGTCGCTGATTGATCGAAATATCGTCGAATGTCGTTATTTTATTTAATTCGCCGAGAATTTGGTTGTTGACATACAATGAATTCAATGGTAAAAATAATCTAGAGTTGATAAACACATCACCTGCGATAGCTACCCCACCGTCGATAGCAACGTCAGCGTTCATGGAGACGTCGCCATTAACAGCTAATCTTGAATTGATAGATGCATCAATGTTAAAAATAAATTTATTGTCTGACTCGTAAACCGAATTAATGCTGGTTATTAGGGGTGGACGAACCAGTGTATTTACCGGTGGCCGTGTATTGACAATGCTATTGATATCGTTAGTAAATGTTTGGAACAATGAATTAATACTTTGCTTATTTTGACTCATATATTGTATATAAAGTACAATATATAAATAATAGTGCTTTTCTCTGCACTAACGAATTCGATCACTTATAATAGCGGGTAGATATGATCTAAACCATTGAAAATGGTAGTATTATACAATTACGCCATTCGGGTCACCGTCCAGTTAATATTATTATAGAATACGGATCCGATCGTATTATCGGATGAAACATTGATCAATGTCGTACTACCGGTGTACCCGTAAACCCCGTTAATATTGATATTGCATGACAGTGTACTCGCTGACGTAAAGTAGTAAGAGTCACCAAATACAAATGATTGTGTTGGTGAAATCGTGATTGTGCTAGAATTATTATCAGTGTTAGATACATTGACCACTTGAGTTACAATACCATTTTGTACATTAGTTCCATTAACGATCCATCCGGGTGCAACATTTTCTAGTAAATTGGGACTATTGCCGAAAAGGAATGTTGCTACATTTGTAGAGTTTTCATTGACATTCTGGACCCCACTGATGGTAGTATTATTAATATTTGTTGTTGACGCTACAAATGTTAGACTTCGTACGATAAGATCTTGATTCACCCCAGAATTGTATTGATAATTCGTCCCATCCGTTACGGGCAGACTTGGTATCGTATTTGTGATTCTAGGCGTGGGTGCCGGTAAATTAAATCCGACACAAACCATACTGATGTCGTCGTATCCGATGATAGGATCGCTGATAGAAATGTCGGTTAAGTAGGACTGGTAAATTCCAACATTGTATCCTAATTGCATTTGCACTAACCATACGCCTTGGGGAACAATCACGTAGGAAAGGTCTGAGGTGAATGAGCTACCGACTTGATTTGCATTGTTGGTCAATATTTGGGTATTGTTTGATAGGCTGAGCGATTGCGGGTTGTATAAAGACACGATTGGAGCATTAAGGGTCAAGTTTTCTGAAATGCTTAGGGCTCCGTTGAATGAAGCGTCGCTACCGACAAACAACCGACTGTTCATTGATACGTCGCCTCCCACAAAGAGTGTGTTATTGAAGGTTACATCGGATGAAGCAATTGACTCAAACGTTCCCGTGGGTCCGGTGTCACCTTGTAATCCTTGAGGTCCCATTTCACCAGTTGGTCCCATCTCACCAGTTGGTCCCATCTCACCAGTTGGTCCCATCTCACCAGTTGGTCCCATCTCACCAGTTGGTCCCATCTCACC